GCAACGTTCCGCTTAAAATAGCATTGTATTCACCGGAACCTGTCCCCGTTAATGTATGGGAATCCCCGCTAAGGATAGTACTAAAACTATCATTTGTTAGAGTGTTACCCTCACCGCCTAAAATATTGCTATCATTACCCGTACCAGTAACCGCGTTATTATCGCCAATTGCAATGGCTCTCGTTTGCGTGGCGGTCGATTCCGTAGAAGGTGCGGTATTTTCATATTGGATTAAATCCGGCAATCCCTCAATAAATACTCTTATCCACCGTTTTGTGCCGGGGTTTGTATCGGGCGCGATAACTTCCGGTATGCTTTCGGTCGCGCCGCTCGTCGCGTCGAGTGTATACGCATAAGTTATTGAATCCGTGACAACGAGCGCCCGGTCCCCGTCGTTTAGGGTATTACCGTCTAACGAGTCTAACGCTCCACTACCGCCGCCCGTTAAAACACTAAATGGATACCATAAATTACTCATTAAAAATTCCTTTTATTTTACGATTCCGGCATTGATATAGTAGCCGAAACCAAATTAACGGTTCCGCCTGACGCTATAGAAACATTATTAATAATAAAATCCCCACCCGATGTCGCGATTGTACCATCAATATTATAATTACCGCTTGCGAGTCTTCCCCACCCGGCTAAACCCGTGGCGCTCGCGGTCCCGGTTTCGGGCGGGCTTGCTAAAGAAACGGACCCGCCGACCGCCGTATTAAAACCCGATGATATCGTTATCGCGCAAAGTAAGGTTCCCGTTGCCGCGTCATTTGGGCTTGACGGTTGGGAACCGGTATAAATGCTCAACGTCCCCGAACCAAGCCGGTTAACGACCGAGTTATCTAAAATGTCGTTCCGTAAATCCGTGTCTATTTTAAAAGCCATTTGTGCCGGTCTCCTAAACCACTTGTTCCGAAATGAGTAAAACTAAAATTGGTAAACTGTTTTTAACTTCCCACTTGGACGGGACCGCGTAGTAAAAACCCTTAGCGGTCGCCACGTTTACGGTATTATAATTCTTTACTAAATAGGCGAAGTACTCCGCGATGGCTTGGTCCGGGTCGGTCGATATCACGTTTATAGTATTATCGGAAGCGGCGAACCCCGTATCATAAATAGAACTACCGCCGTCTAATGTCGCGGTCCGCGTTACTCGCCGGGACCCGCTATCGATATTAAAAAGGGTTTCCGCTGTTACGGAAACCACTTTCGCGCCGTTCGCGTCAAAAACACTTGTTGAAATACCTATGCGTTTTTTCATAAGCTTAAACCTAACAGGGCAGCTTGCCCCTCTTCATTTGCGCGTACTTGAATAGCGGCGAGTACTTCCCACATAATTGCTTCTAAATGCGGTTGTAATCCTGTCCCGTTAACCTCGATTAACGCTTGGCCCCGTTCGGCGGCTTCACGCTTGGCTTCGTAATACGCGATTTGTTGTTCGATTAAGTCCCGTTGTAATTCTAATTGCTCTTCTCGGCGGTCGCTTTCTTCCCTCATTTGTCTTTCTAAAAAGTCCCTTTGTGACCCATAGCGAGCGGTAGCATACGCGCCCGCCAACGACCCGAAGATGTCGCCGGAACTTGCAAGCCCTTGACCAATCGACTCGAACGCCGCTTGGGTAACGGCGGCGGCGGCTTCGATTTCGGCGACATCCACTTTAGCCTTGTATTCAAAAGCAGAATCTAAAGCTTTGGCCCTTAATTTCATTCGGTCAATTTCTTTAACTGCGTCGCTCTTATCTACCTTGGCTTTGATCTTGAGCGCTTTCTCTAACTCTTCCGCTTGACGTTCTAAAGAAGTTAGGTCTTCCCGGTCCGAAACGCTCACCGCCGATTGGAATTGGAGGTCATTCTTAAGCGTAGCAGCGGCGCGCTTTAAATCTTCTAATCGCTCTTTGGCGTCTTCGATTCCTAAAGAGGTTTCGAGGTTAATTTCATAAGGGCGGTTTGCGAGTATATCAATTTCGGCTTCGGCTTTTATTAAGGCTTCATCGTCCGCCGTTATGATAAATTCTAATTCTGTCCCGTCGAGGTCCGTCAAGGCGTCATATGTGTCGGTTAACTGCGTACCGTCCGCACTAAAAACGATGGTCTTTTCAAGTGGTATTGCGTCTATCGTTTCCGGGATTTCTAAAAACTCGTCAGACACCGATACATCTAAGGTTAAAACTTTATCGGTCGGAACTCCGTTAACCGCGTTCTTTAAGGTATCCGCGCTTTCGGCGGCGTCTTTAGCCCCGCCAGTAAAAACACTTAAGGCCCGCGCCGCGCCGCCTATCCCCTCTTTAAATTGGTTCGTGGCGTCTTCCTTGATAGCCCTTCCGTACGCTTGTACTTCTTGCGTTACGTCCCGCAAACCCTCTTTAAAGCCTTTTAAACCCGGTACAAGTTCGACGGCTATATCCGGGATTCCTTCAAAGAGAACGTTAACCCCGGTTAAAATCGCCGCTACGGTATCCACGATAGTGGAAGCGATGGCGGAAAACGCGAATTGCGCGGTATTCCAAACCGTCGTTATTGCCCCGATAACTAAATCAAAAACGCTCGACATTTGCGCGCCGCTTTGTTGAATGGCAAAGAAAGCCCCGGCAATAGCGACGCCCGCGTCCGTAACGAGTTTAGCCGATGCGAGTAATTGTCCGAAGGCTTTCGCGGTCTCATCGTCTAAGCTATTTACTTCCGTTATCGCTTGCCCGATAGCGTCAAAGAAGGGTTTAAAACCTTCTATCATTCCGTCGGTAACGCGGATTAAGGCTTCGATTGTATCGATAACTTTTTGCATTGCGACAGCTAAGTCGTCCGGGTCCCCTAAGTCTAACCCATCGAATAAGCCGCTTATTGTTTCCCGAATCGCGGAAAAGCTTTCGCCTATTCCAGTATAGTCTAATTTTAAAAATGCTTCGGGTAACGCCTTCGCGATGTCTCTAAAAAGGAATCCCGCTTCGTTTGCAAAGTCACTAATTAAAGTGAATAGGGGTTCGAACGCTCCACTTGTTACGCCTTCCCGGATAGCGTTCTCGATATCTGTCATTCCGTTTATTGCGCCAACGGCGGCGACCCGGAATTCGTCCCCGATGGCAATTCCGAGATTCTCGAAACCGGTAGTAAAACGATTGACGGCTATTTCCGCGCTTTCTAACCGTAAAGCGACTTCGGCGGCGGCGGACCCGGCGGAGTTGAGCGCCACGCCTACGATTCCGGTATACTTCGCGAGATTATCAAAAACCGTAACCATACGAGCGGATTGCTCTAACCCCACTAATTGGGAAGTTAAAAATAATTTATCATTCTCGTCCGCCGTTTTAAAGGCTTCCGCGACATCTAAAAGTACATCTTTACCGGACCGAAGTTTACCGTTTAAATCGGTTTGAGAAACCCCAATCGCGGCGAGCGCGTCTTTAACGGGCTTTGCGTCGTCTATCAGTTTTAAAAGGCCCGTCTTAAGCGCGACGGCGGCTTCGTCCCCGGAACGAAAAACCTCGATAACCGGAGTTAATAAACCGGCGGTCTCTTCAAAAGAGAAACCCATAAGTTGAGCAATCGGCGCGATTTTACTCATACCGCGCGCTAATTGCTCAACGTCGGTTGCATATTTATTACTCACCGAATTTAGAATATCGATAACCCGCGCCGCGTCCGTGGCGGGCGCGTCGAACCCTTTTAGGGTAGCGATAAGCAATTCGCTCGATTGGGACGCCTCAAGACCGCCCGCGATAACTAAGTCCATCGACGACTTAGTCAAGCCCATAGCCTCTTCGATATTGTAACCGGCTTGGATAAAACTTGAGGTCGAATCTAAAATCCGCGTCGACGATTCCCCGTATTGGTCCGAAAGGGCTAAGGCATTTAGGCGGGCGGTTTCTACCGACTCTTGATTCCCGTCTGTAACTTTTTTCAATTCAATTAAAGCGTTTTCAAACTCTTTAGATTTCGAAAAAGCGTAAGTTAAACCGCCCGCCGCTAAAGCGAGCAAAGCGGCATCGGTTGCGAGTACTCCGTCCGCTAATTTTGAAAACGGTTCGGCGATTGCTTCGACTTTTCCCCCGAAAGCCGAAAGGGAATCGGATATATCACTAATTGACGCGGATACATTGTCGACCCCTTGAAAAATAATCTCGATTGTTTTTCGTACATTCGCCATTATTTAGTTTTCCTTTTTATATAAGTAATAAACCTTGACCATAATTCCGTTTCTACTACCGTCAAAAACCCTTGGGGGAAAATATCCGGGCGTACTTCGTATAAAAAACGTTGTGCCCCTAACCCGCCTCCATACGCTAAAGCCATACTCGACCTAACGTCGGGGTCGTTCCAAAGGCGGTCTATTCCCCCAATTCCGCCCCGAGTCCCGTCAATTCAACAATGCGGTTTGTTAATTGATAAAATTGAGTCGGGAAAAGTGAAGCGAGCCGGACGGAATCCTCGTTAGTGAATTTGGGTTCAATTAGCCCGTGCTTTAACATCCCTATTCGGTTAACCAAATCACCCGGCGTCTTGTCGCTTCCCAAACCCATACTTTCACAAATCGCTTTCGCCTTATCTAAAGCGTTTTCCGACATTAAACTTTCAACCAAAGCCCTTAATTGTTTGTTAGCGGTAACCGCTTCCCGACACTCGGCGAGTTCATGCCCGGTAAGGTTCCGCATTTTAAAAATAGGTTTTTCGCCTTCCTCGAAAAAGCTTTTTAATACTTCTATTTCTAATTCATCGGTTCTTGGTTTCGTTTTAGCATTCCTAAATTTATCAATATTAAAACCCATTTAAACCCCCTCTTCTCTTTGTATGTACTTCCAAGTTATTCCTAAATTATTACATGCGGTGTGCATGTCTTCTATCGCCCTATTCTTGTACCCTTCCATGGTTTTAGGTAGTACCGCGCTAAAACTTTTTAGTGCTTCTATCCCCGTTGAAAACGCCAACGTCGACGCATAAAACAAAGCCGTTGCTAAACATTCCGGTCGGGAAGTATAAACAAAGCGGCTCGCTTGCGTGTGTGAGTCTTTTAAATAAACCGAATACAATTCAACGAATTTTTCGGCGGCGGTCCTTAAGAGTTTAATGTTCTTAACTTTTGCAGCGTACTCTATCGCGGTAAATGTTATATCTAAATCGTTAGGTAGTTCATTCATGTACTTATGTAACGCCGCTTCGTACTCTTCGCCCAAACCCTTGATTGCTTCCAAAGCTTGCAAGTGGGTATAAAAAACACTCCGATTAAACTTTGTGCATATATCCCGATATTGAATATAGGTTTCGCATAAGTGTAAAACCTCTTCCGTGTTCCCTAATTCGCCTTCAACTTGAGATAAATAAAAATATGCGTCGGCGTCTTTCGGGTTATCTGTAATTCGTTTAAGGAGTAATCTTTTTGTCCGGTCTAATTTTGCCGCTTTCTTTTCCGGGGTCAAGTCGTACCCGTAATGATGCAACCAAAAAACTGGTTCGTCCGAAGACATAGCCGCATCGCCTACAAATACCGGGCGATTATGGACGATGTCCTCAAAGTGGACCGCCCCACGTTTAAAAATACGGGCGGCGTTAAATTGCATAGTAGTTCGGCCTTGGTGTATATCGCGTAATAAAACAGCCATCGCATTATATTTGCTCTTCGAAACTGCTTCCACAAATGTTCGGAATTGGGTAGTATCGCCGACTAATTCTTCGTCGCAATCTATTTGTATCACCCAATCACACGACGAATAATTTAAACTTTCGTTACGGTGAAAACTGAAACTATCTCGCCAAGGCGAATGAAATATCCGCGCCCCGTACGATTGAGCAATTGCGACCGTGTCGTCCGTCGACCCGGTATCAATTAAAATAATCTCGTCGACGATTCCCCGAATAGAGGAAAGACAACGGTCTAAATTACGCGCCTCATCTTTAGCCATCATAACCGCGCCGAATCTAAAAGTTGAGTAACCATACTTCGCGGTCAATTCAAGAATCTCTTTTGATAGTTCCGGGTCCGCCAGTTCTAAATCAAGCCAAGTGTAGTGTGGATGCGCCCGAGAATTTACATTTGTCGGCGGTAGTACAAATAAATCGGGAAGGGTCCCGCCGGTTATACTCAACAATATTTTTAAAACCGCCGGGTCTTTTAAATCCTCTACCCTAAAATAATAATCGCGCTCCGCCTCAATTAATGCGGTCCATTTTAAAAACGTCCACATATACCAACGTAGCCCGCGTTCACCGCCGGGATGTTCTCCTAAAAACCGAAACATATAATCGAACGCGGCATCGCTCAAGGTTTGAGCGGATGACAAAACGTCGAGGGGACAACGGACCAAATGGATAACTTTACTCCACTCGGTTGTTTCGATTTCGCCCTCTAACCACGGGACCGACCCCGATGCAATGTGAAGCCATGAAACCGCCCCGTCTTCTTTTACGGTTTCATGACCCACACCCACACCCGCGCCGTTAAGGAGTTTCGCCGCGTAGCCCGTTCCCGATCTTGGATAACCTGTAACTAAAATCATAATTTACTCTTTTCGCCCTATTTGGTTAATATTAAATTAGCTTGAAAATTCGGCGGAAGCCGTCTCACTTGAGAGAGTCGCCGCCGCTTGATTTTGATCGGCAACCGGAAAAGTCCGCGCCAAACCCAATTTACCTTGAGTCAAGATATACGGGGTTTTATTGCGGTCCGGGAACATCTTTGTTGTTATAATTTCATCTTTTAAACTCACAAGCGTATCCGTTACACCGTCAGCTAAAAGCGCGGTAAATGAAGCTTGGCCCAAAGTTGTTGACCTCGATCCGATAGTCCCGCCGTAGTATTGAGAAGAGGACACCGAGTGCGTGTTCTCCGCCGGGACGAAGTCCAAAGCCCGACCCAAGTCGGCGTAAACGGGAGTATAATATTGATTATAAACCGCTTTCGGAACCGGTCCCGTATGTGAGTTAGGTAAAGCCGAATCAAATTCAATATAGGCGTTTACTTTCCCGGACTCGTCGGAGTTAATCCCGTCGCCGACGTTGTTTTCCGACCAACCGGGATAATCATAACGTTCGGTGTGAGTCCCGACTAATTGAAAAATCTCGCTCGCGGTAATGGCGGCGGCGGTCGCGGTTGTTACCCGAATTTGACCGAGTTCGACATCGTTGACCGGAATCAAAGGAGGTCCCCCGGCGGCGGCGCGGGTTTCGGAAAAAGCTTGTGTCGCGCCTATTGTCCCTTCTACAACCGCGATAGAACCGTCGCTCGCCATTGTAACAGAATGAACTTGGGATTTCGTAGCCGTCGCGGTCCTTGTTATGGTTGTACTTGTTGAGGAAACGGTTTGTAATACTCCTTTGGAATACGCGGTAAAAGCCGCGATATTAACCGCGTCGTTTGTTGATTGCGCGGTTAAAAGAGTCCGTCCGGTTACGATACCGTTAGGACGAACCGAAGGGGTAGTCCCTGCTTTACCGGACCATACCGCCCCGGTTGAATTAAAAACTTGTTGGTCTCCCGAATCGGTCATCGCCTCGTATGTGGTAAGGGTTTGACCGGCTTCGAATTGAATTTTTGCATTTTCCGACGTTGACATAAAGTATTCTCCTTTTCTTTAACTATAGTTTTCCATATCGCCTATATTACTTTCGAAGAGTATTTCGAAGCGTATAAGCGTACCACAAAACGGCTTTTCGCCCGGTCCAATAAATGGGCTATGACCTAAATACGTTATAGTTTGAACCGTTCCCCCTAACGCTATACTTTCCGTGTCCGACACTTTGGGGGCGGTCGTTGCTCTAAATAAGCCGGTTGCAACATCGGCGGCTAAGGAATCCGCAACGTCGACGAAATAATCGTCGCGGGTTTTCGAGTGCACTTCTACAACAACCGACATTAAATTTTTATTTTTTCCATACGGGGTTTTTTCCACTTCCGTGGTCGGCTTATAATAATTGACCGCCGGTAAGTCGTAGCCCTTAAAGGGTTCCATTTGACCGCGTACGATTTTTTTAAATTCGTTATTATACTCATTTGCAACGGTGATATTTTCCAAACGGGCTTTTATTTCGTTTAATATCGCGGTTTCGGCGGGCGTGTATGCCATGATTATTCTTCTCCTAATACTTTCTTTAGTCCGGCTAAGATTACGTCGACTTCGTCGTCGGCGGCTTTCCTCATACCTAATTGGGCTTTAATCTTGGTTTGCTTGATAAGTACGAACATAGGTTCGCCACCTAACATGACTAACCAACGTTTACCCTTTTTAGCCCGCCATATATAGCCGCCTTGGGCGAATACCATTTGGGCGGACAACCGCATAACCCCGGCGGCGGTTAAGTTTTCGCCAATCGGAACGTTCAAATAGGGTCCGCCGGGAACTCTTAAATAGGCGTTCTTGGCTTTTACGGTTCCGCCGAATTCGTGAATTGGTGCGTATATAACCGTTTTTCCCCCGCCATCGTGTCCACTAAAAACTGACGCCCTTAAAGTAGCTAAGTCCATACCGCTAACGCTATGCCGAATTGACCGACGTAAGCGCCCGGTTCGTACTTTTATTAAGTCCGTGGCATTTCTCTTTACCTTCCGGTCGGCGGCTAAAACGGACTTTGCAAACACTTCCCGCGCTTGCTTATACGTCGATTCGGGTAAGCGTTCGAAATATTCCGGGACACCGCCTAAATCGACTTTTAATTGTAACGGGCTTTTAGACATCTTGTTTATCCGGTCGTTTTTAACGGGTGTAAGTGTTCAGCTAAAAGGCGTTTTACTTCCTTTAATAAACCTAATTCGGGACGACTCGTACTTCCGCCCTCCATCGAAACTGTTTCCGCTCCGACGTTATCTTTCGTTTGAAATTCGAAAGATGTTTGCAAAACAGCGGCGCGGTTAATATTATTGAAAACGTCCGCGACATCGGTTCCGATTCCGCCGGTATATGTTATTTCAACCTTCGCGTCGTTAAGGTCCACATAGGTAGCCAAGCCGTATTGAGTAATATAATAATCATCTACGGTATAGGTTCCGGTCGACCCGTTGGGCATCGTTATAGACAAAGAACTAACGCTCGCTACGGGTAGGGCTTTTAAACTAACCATCGCCGTCGGCCCGGTTAAATAAAAAGTTTCAGTCCGCTCCGTGGTTTCTAATTGACGCCCCAAATACTTTTCGATAGCGTACTCGACCGATGGTTTAATAACCTCCAAAGCGGGATAATCGGCTATAGCCGTTCCCGTTAGCCCTAAAAATTTTTTTAAATCTGCAAACGTGCATAGTTCCCAAGCCATAACGCGCCCCTATTATTTATCGTTGTTCGGGTTTGTTTTTAAATCCGTCGTCTCAATAATTTTATCAATCTCGGACTTTTCCACTTTAATGGGCGCGCCCTTCTCTTTTACTTTAACGGCGACTTTCATTTGAGTTAAAAATACATCAGCTAACTCTTCCGGGACTTGGTAAGTCTCGCCTTTCTGGTATTCGATAACCGTTAATCCGTCCGGGCATCCCTTTACAGTCTTTTTCATTTTAAGGTTTAACATTTTACTAATTCTCCTTTTAATTCAATAGGGGCGTCGGGGCGAAGGGCGAACAACGCCCCGACTGATTAGACACGATTTCAAATCTTAAGAAGAGGGGTAAATCGCGTCCAAAGGCCCTTTCATATTAGTTACGCCAAAAACGTTAGTCCCGCCAACGGCGACCTTGACTCGCGTATAACGACGACGCGGATTCGGACAATTAATTTGACCGGAACCGGCTTCGGTCAACGTAACCGACACGGTATTTTTATAGGTAGTGTCCGCTTCGTCGGTCCAATCAGTTGACCCGTCGGCGGAGTGTTGAAGTGTAGCGACAAATGAAGTCGCCCAAGTTCCACAGCTTACAAAGTAAGATGCCGGGATACCGCCCTTATGGTCAATGGACGCGGTGTAATACGTGTCCACGGTTCGAGACAAAGCGCTTAACCCTTCGCTTATGGTAAAATTACTTCCGATATCAAAATCCATTTTTAATCCTCCATATATTAATTTAATTCACATAATTTACTTGTACTTCAAATGGCCGAATTGCTCAACTACTTAGGGCGTAATCTCGAATATAACTTCCGCTTTTACCGAATTGGTACTCGCGCCGTCGGTTATAATCTCGATTGCTTGGCCCGCCGTAACAACGTTGAGCGCGGTAGGCGCGGCGGTGTCTACATCCCCCGCCGCCGATCCCGAATAGGCAATCGTTATGGCCCCGCCGGTAATAGCAGTTCCCCCAATTTCAAAAGTAATAGCGTCGTCGGCGGTTGCGATTACTCCGTCAATCACGGTCCAAATATTTGTAATCGTCCCGGCGATAGGGGAAACCGTCCAAGAACTTGCGGCGGTGCTAACATCGGCAATCTCACCTTGGATATACCGGAGCGGTGTTGACGGTACGCCTTGGATAACAAGAACGACCGTCCCTTTAGCCGCGTCCGTACTCCCGCCGTCGGTTATAATTTCGATGGCTTGTCCGGCGGTTACGGTATTCGTGCCCGAAATTGTTTGACTAAAAGCACTACCCGCCGCCGAACCCGAGTAAGCAACCGTTAGCGTGCCGGTCGCGGCAACGCCCCCAATCTCGAAAGTAATCGACGCGTCGGCAACGGTTATGGCCCCGTCAATCACGACATACGCTCCGACAAGGTCCCCGGCAACCGGCGAAACCGTCCAAGAACTCGCCGCCGTGCTGACGTCTACAATCTCGCCTTGAACTAATAATTGACGCCCGGAATCCACATAAGCCTTGATTGATTGCTGAGTTGCCAATTGGGTCGCGGAGTTGGATGTCATATTATCCTCATCCAGAACTGCCGTTCCAGATACTGCCGTATTAATTATAGGGGATGTCAATGTCCCCGTATTGATTGCCGGACTGGTTAAGGTTTTATTTGTCATAACACTTGTGCTGGTCGTTGTGACAATATCCCCCGAATCAAGCCCGTCGGTTTTATTAAGTTCCGCAGCGGTCGCCGTAACTTCCACGTTGTTCAGATAAAGCTTTTGAGTTTTCACACTCGGTCGGTTATATTCCGCCGCTCCGATAAACGAAGCGGTCAAAATAATCAAAAGGACCATAACCGAATAGCCTATAAATTTATGTCTCATACTAAAGCCCTTTCCACTTAAAAGTTTAAAATATACCTCTTCAAAAGCGCGCTACTTAGGAAGCGGCGATTTTCATAGGTGCGAACGCTTCCGGTAAGGTCACTTGACCGCCGGTTCGTTTCTTGACCAAGAACCCGGTTTGGTCATACTCGGCGTATCGCTCAAGCAAGCGAGTAATAACAAGGCCCGCACGGTCACGGATTTTGTAACCACTTCGGAAGTCTCCGAAAACCATCGGATATGAGTTCGCGGCTATGTCCGCCATACCTTCCGGGTTTACTACCGGTCGACCTAAGAGAGCAACCGGAACGCCCGCTTGGCTTGACGGTTCCCACAAATAGCGGCCTTCACCGTCTTTCAATGCGCGGACGGCGGCTTCGGTAGTTGAATTCATAGCAAAGGTTCCGTTACGACGATAAACTGATTTCACTTTGTAGTACATTTGTTGGATAGCGTCCATACCGTTATGAGTAGCGTCGGCGATGGCGTCGGCTACGCCGGAAGCAACATAATTTGCTTGAACAGTAGTATTAGCCATAATACCGGGAGGTGCGTCTTCGTCGGCCCCGGCGATGAACGCGTCGTCTTCCGCTTCGGCAATCGCCATTTCGAAAGCAGACCGAAGTTCCGCCATAATATCAGCGGCGGCGTCGTCAAGGGTATCATTTGAAATCAGGGTTAAAGCCCGAAGGTTTTTAATGCTTACCTTCAGACCGCCCGCGTCAAGGTCTTGCTGACTTACAGCAACCGCGCGTTTTCCCCAAGCAACCGTCGGTTTACTCAATGCGCCTAACTGGACCGTGTCGCGCGAAGTCGTGCCTACCTGACAAAGAGGGCGAACCGCCGCTAAGTCGTAAGCGTTCATAATCAATTCGCTTTCGAAATCAATCGGGACCAAGAATTGACCGTCGACGTCAGAAGTACCCGCCAAGGCGCGTAACTCGTCGGGCGTGAATTTTGCTCTTCCGGTTTCGCCGATTCCGTAACGCAAGTACTTAACATACGCGGCGTTTCGTAACTCCATTTCAGGCGTAACTATTACACCGCCGGACTCGATATTCGGACGCGCCGCGCGCTTTTCCAGTTCATTTTGCATTTTGCGAATCTCGGTAATATCCGCATTAATTTTTTCAAGCTTCTCTTGAGTTTCCGAAAGTGCTTCGCCGTTGCGGGCGGTCCGCTCTTCTAAAGCTTTTTCGTTCGTCTCTTTAAACTCGACAAACTTTTTATTGATCGCCTCAATAACTTCATTTAAATCTTGAATATCCGGCATTTTTAATTTCCTCCACTTTGGTTTACAGTTAAGTTTTACTTATTACAATTTCAAGGAATCGATGGCGTTTAAAAGCGTGGTTACATTATCATCCGACCGTTTGGCGGTTGCCTTAGCGGTTGGGATTCCCAAAAGCGCCCTAAACCTTTCGCGTTCCAAGTCAGTAAAACCGGATTCTCTTAACTCGTCGCAAAGTGTCGAAACGGCTTCGACTCGTTTTCGTTGGTGGGCTTCGCGGATATTGTCCGGCAAATCCGACAACTTTTTTCGAGATTCGGTTTTTAGTAAATCGCCCCTTTGCAGGGTTTCAAATTCTTCCTTAGTTAAGGAAGTACTACTTATTAATTCATCTTTATTGACCGACCGGAGTTCATTCTTGACTTCGTCCGGTGAGTGTCTCAACTCCATCATAGCGGCGTCGATGTCGTCACGGAATTGAGTTAAATAATCGTTTAGCCATTGCATATACATCATATGAAAATCGCCGATGGCGGTATCTATTTTCGAAAGTACTTCGTCGGGCGTGTTATCATTCCACATTATGTCGTCAATAGTGTTCGCTAATGCGTCGAACGCCCGCCAACCTTCGCCACGTAAGGTCGAAATATCGAGAGTTTCGTTAAAATCTTCGGCGCGTATCTCGACGATTTTTGCTTCCGAGTTCGCTTCGAATACTACCGGGCTAACTTCAAAACATCGTACTTCTAAAATCTCGGTCACACCGTCCGCATTTTTTCGGGCTTGCAAAATGTTAAAGCCAAATGAAAAACAATCGATATCTTTCGCGCGGATATGGGCGAACGCATCGGAACCGGTTTGGGTATCCAAATTAAATTGTACTTCGACCCACGGGCCGACTTCGTCTTCTCCGGTCCTTAAAACTTTACCGGCTAAAGGGTCGTGGTTATAGAGTAGTTTAATCTTCGATCCGCGTTCCGAAAAAGTTTTCTTAAAACTCCCGCGAATAAAGGTCGAGTTATAACTATCAATCGTCCCCCACTTCGTTAAATACGCTTTTACCACGCCTTCGGGACCGTCCGCCCTAATATCGCTACACTCCCGCGTTTCCTTAATATGCGTTAATTTACCCGGCATTTTTTGTTCTCCTTCTTTTTAGTTAGTCTTCTATGCTATAAACTAAGGTGCAACGACAATTGACCCTTTCCTTGGGCGAAAGGGCATTATCAAGGGGATAACGCGCTAATTCCCCGCCAACGGTGAAGACTTCATTTATAGGTTTTTTAACATTATTCATCGGTATATGGGTGTCCCGCACTTCGAACCCGGCGGTAATCCAAGTTTTGTGTGTCGCTCCGGTGATAGTAGCCGCCCGCCATTGGCCCAAGTTCGCGGCGGTCCCCGTAATTGTCCGGGAAAGCATTAAAGCCCGTGACTCTGAAAAAATCCCGGAATCAATAAGGGCTTGTTGAGTTTGAGTCGCTGTGTACCCTTCGACTAAGCCTTCCGCCACGTGTTGAGTAATTAAAGCGGCGGTTGTCGATGCGATATGGCTAAACTCGATTAACACAGCGGTTTCGGCTTCCAAGTAATTTAAAATCGATTGGGAAAGTACATCTTCCGCCGCTCGATAACTCATTTTAACCGGATTACTCCGGGGCGGTTCGACTATGTCCATACCGAAAACGGTTCCGGTTTCAATATAAAGACTTCCGATAGCCTTCAACCACTCGTCCTTCGTCTCGTCTAAAATCTTAGTCGCGTCTTGGGCTTCGCCCCGGTCAATAGCGTCAAAAATTTTATCTTGCCATTCTTTTAGAAGTACTTCAAACGTCGGGGCGTTTTCTTCCGCCGCTTTTTCGATAGCGGTTTCGGTGTCCCCCGCCGCGCGCTTATGAACTAACTTAAACGGGTTCGGCTCCGCCCTTTCTTCCTCTTCGGTCTCCGGGTTAACCTCTTCCGCGATCTTAGAACCAGCGGTCTTAATATATGATTTATTCCACCCGTCGAACTCTTCGACGCCAAATTCGAAAATACGATTTACTTTCTCAAATGGAACGCCCATAGAAAAAAGAATGTTGGCGGTTTCCGCTTGGTCAAGCATAGCTTTTCGAATCGCTTTGACGTTAGATAAGTCGTAACAAATCGTTTCATCCGGGGCCAATTCATCCTCGAAATTAAAGTTCAACGTCGCTTTAATATCATCTAAAATCGGGATTAAAGTCGAAAACCAAAAAATTAAAATGGACGTCTCATAATTATTATAAGTAGACGCTTCTTGACTCCCGCCCAATTGGGGCGGGACCCCAAAAGCAATAAATATTTCGTCTCGGTTATCCTTCCGGGACGCGGAAAAATCCGACTCTTGGGGCGTGATGGCGGTTCGATGATACTTTGCATTTCCCCCGAGTACCGCAATCTTACGAGCGTTATCGCTTCCGCCGTACTTCTTGTTAATTCGCTTTGAGATTGCGTCGGCGTCGTCTTCGTTGTCAAACGGGCGTTCGAACGTCATAACGCCGTCAATAACCCCTCTATTTTGCATAGTAGACTTTGACCAATTTTGTTGATCGTTGTCAATATCCACGGTTTTAGCGACCGCCTGTAAAGGCCCGATCCCTAAAAGGGGGTTCGCCGGATTAAAAAACTTTAGGTGTAAAACCGCTTCCGGCTCGAACTTTTGCTCACCTTTTTGGTTAGGGTCCACGACGTAGCCTTGCATCCATTCCGTCACGGTCGGAGATTGTACCGGGTGTATCCTATCCGGGGATACGGGCCAAAGTTCTTGGGTTTCCCCGGCGACTTTGACCTTAACTGCATACCCATTACCAGCGAGTTCTAACCAAGAAATGAGTAATTCCCACAAATCATTAGAAGACACCGACGGGTTAGGTTTGGAAAGTACTTTACTGATATGATGTTCGGGCTTTACTTCGTTTTCGTCCCGTACTACCCAAGGTATGCTCGCAAGGTTTTTAACAACCAAGTTAACGGACCGGTAAACCCACGTATTGAAACCATAACCCTCTTTGACCGCTTTTTCGACTGTCCAATTATTATAAACGGCGGTCGGTGTTTTTATATTTGTGACCGTCGAAATGGCATAATTACGAGCATTAAAAAACTTTTTAGCTATGTATTTTAACATTAGTTTATCCACCCTATCGATTTTAATACTTGCTCAAGAAACATAACCCACACCGTTAAAAACAAGAGGTCGACGCTTAAGACAAGTAAATATAAAAAGTTTTTTATCACGCAGCGAAAACCCGTGTCGGTTTATGTTCGCTTAACATAAGACAATCAGCTAAATTACCGGATTTAACGCCCCTCTTCGCCATTGCTTTCTTTGACTCAACGAGCAATTTACCCGCGTCGTTTTGTGATATTTTTGGTTGCGATAGTTCCAAAATTAATTGATGATTATTAGGAATCGAAATACACTTATCGTCAGGCCAATTACGAGCGCCGGTTCGTTTTTGATACGTTCGTTTAAATCTTCGGCGAAGAGTCCACCAAAGTTTAGCCCGAATGTTTACAAACATATCTTTTTCTAACTTCCCTTCCGCCCATATGCCCGGTAAATCAGGCGATCCGGGGTTTATCCCGGCTACATGTAATTTATAATCACTCTCTTCTTTTTCTTTTATCGACCTCATTTCCCCTTTAACGCCCGCGCCCACACCGTTTGACTCGTAAGTTAAACTTTCTACGCCGCGCGCCTTGCATATCGAATAGGCTTTCCGGGCGGTCTCGGTCGTAGTCCCCACTTTCCAAGAGTCGATTTTTGTTATAACCGATCCGTGTCGCAAACAAAGCGCATTCGCGTCTTTGCCTTCGTCGGCTATATCCAAACCCGCCTTTTTAGCGCCTTCCGCCGCTAATGGGAAATCAATAGCCGCCCGAACATACTTCGCCGGGATACAAATCCCCTCTATCGATGCGTAGTAATCCCGGTCGATTTCTTGCGCTACAATCCACGGGTCGAAAAGATCTAATTGCTTTTCGTACCACGCTTGATTTTTTCGAGGATCGTCGCGCCAATCACAAATAAAAACCTCGAATTTCTTTGACATGCGCTTAAGAAAAAACGGGTTTCCGGCTCCGTTGGGCGTCGATATGTCGATCTTAACGTCCGAGTTCATAGACAAAGCCGCTTCGATTTTTTGCGGTCTCTCATAAAACGCGGACTCATCTTTAAAATAAACCGTATTCCTACCGCCCCGCCCGATGTTGTCCCCGGCTTCGCCGGTTATTGAGCTATTCGTCGCCCGATTCACGATCCGCATATGAGACAAAGAAAGATAAGGCGGGCGGAACTCCGCCGGTAGGTATTCCAAAATTAACCGGGCTTTTTCAAAGAGTGAATCGGGGTTTCCGATTTCGTCGACTAACTTTTCCTTACGACTACCTATCCCGACTTTTAAGCCGGGTTTAAAAATGAGAGCATGGACCGCCCAAGCTATCGCAATATAAGAAACCCCGAAGTCGCGCGTTTTTTCGATTATCCCGTCTTCTTTTTTCTCGACCCGGTCTTGTATCCAATTAACTAATTCCACTTGCTTCGGGAAGAGAGTAAAAGGTAAAAGCGGCGTCTTTGTAACGCGCGGGTCGTATGTAATCATCCAGTCGGTTATAAATTCCGCCGGTCGTGTTTTATAGTACGCCTTTAACCCCTTTAAAAATTTTCCAGTAACGTCTTTACGAACCCGTTGCAAGACAGCTATCCTTGATTTTAAAACGCCTTCCGGGGTCACTTTTCGCCTTTCATAACTTCATAATAGATATCAATTGCATCTTGATCGTTTATCTTATCCGCGTCTTCCGGCGATTTAAACGGGTCGTGTTTGTCGCTTAGGGGGTCGCCGATCCCGTAGACGTCTTGAGCCAACGCCAAGAGTAATTTTGTGTTTGCGGTCTTGGGGGACCGAAACGCCATTCGATTTATCTTTTTTCGAAACTTCTTTTCGCCCTCAAGAAGCCCGGAAACAACGGCGTCGTGAAAACTTTGGTTGTCCCGCATCCATTTTTCAAAGGTTTCTAAAGAACACTTAAGCGCCGAACACGCGTCCGCCTTCGATCTTAACGCTTTTTCGGAAAGCGTATCAAAGGCGATTTTATCGCATTCGGAGCCGTAAGCGTACCTTAGCATGTCAAATCCTTAAAAAACGTCAAATTGGGTCCCTCAAAATAAAAAATATTAATATCTTATTATATAGTTTTATTGAGTTAAAACGCCAAAGTCAACTTTATTATTCCCCCTGTATATTCAATAGTTTATAAAATTCGGAGTTAAAATTAAAAAAGCGTGGCATGGAATTTGCGCTAATATTGGTGTAAAAATATACATGATACGCATTGACACACTGCATATTTTAATATACGATCTTTTTATTTTAACCTTTAACTGATGGGGGGCCGCAAAATGGGATTTAGACTAACGAACGCCACTAAAGAACAAATGGAAAAGCGTTTAATGAGCTACAATATAGGTGACACTATACAAGATGTCGCCCGATACTACATTAACAAGTACGCCGAGAACACGCTCGACAACGGCGACCGTAAGTTCGGCTCTTTTCATGCATTCTTTACGGATAGCGTAAAGGGCGCGCTTTACTGGACGGAAGACTTAGAAGACGAAGAAACTAAAATGACTTTCAAATCGTTCAATGAGCGGTATGCATTTAAACAGTGGGTCGACAGGGTCCGCGATATGATCGACGAACAAACCGATAAAATCGCCGTTCCGAAATGGTTCGCTAAGGAAAACGAACGGGCCTACGATCCGAAAGCTTACGAACAAGCCGACCGCGACGCAATAATCGACAATGCTGCATATACCGCCTTCATCGTTGTTGACGATAAATTGGAAAGCGGTTGGGAATATAGAGAAGACGCCCAAGAACACGCCGCCGAATTAAAAGAAGACGGACACGCTCCGAAAATATGGTCCCGAAAAACCGTTAAACGCCACTTTCAAAAGGAAGCCGCCCCGGTTGTTGAAGACGTCGCCACACTTCGCGAATTTATTAAAGGGAAGGAAGACGGGGAAGTAATCCAAGTGGACGGCTCCGCTCCGGTATGCCCCAAATGTGGAAATGGAAACGCCATGCTAAGCGCCCGTGGGTCGGACCGACATTGGAACGATAAAGAATGTCGAGATTGCGGGCACGAAATCAAGAACGGGGAATACACCTTAGTTCAACTCGTATCGGTCAAAGGCGGTATGGGCGCGAACTCTCTTTATAAGATAAAGCCGGACCCGGTTTTTATACTGGACTTGAACGACAAGTTTTACCGCGTCACTAAAGAGTATCGCGACAACCATCGGGCGCTTGCGTGGCTGTTCGGCGTCGATTACTTATCCGTCCAAGAATTCGAAGCGGAAGAGTTCGAAGCCGTTTCCAAAGACCCCGACTATCAATCAAATACATACGGTCGTACAATCCATACGGAAGCGGATTTTATTAACGCGATCCCCAAAAAGTACATATCTCACATTAGGGATAAAAGCGAATCCTTCGACAACTTGGCGTGGTTAATTCCCGCAATCGAAAAGCATTGCATTACTTACGCGATAACGAACGAAAACCGCCAAGTAATCTTACGGACCGTTGACCTTGAATACGCCTACGACTTTCTTAAAAATCGAGCTAACGTTTTCTTGCATAAATACGCGGAATACCGGCTTTACCGAACAGGAGAAAGGCGCGTATGTCTTGCTTCCCGTACCGCTCACGGAATTACTCAAAACAGAATAATCTTATAGGAGACTAAATAAAATGACCGAACAAATTTTTAAGATAGAAACTAAGCACGTTGAATTAGAAAAATACACGGGCGTTTTCGAAATAAAGGTTAATCAAGACGTGTCTTATAAAACGTTTTACGCCGACGGTGTTTTCGGTTGCGGTAAGAATTACCCGACACCCGAAGCCGCTATCCGGGGTTTGATTACCGCCTCAAGTACTACCATCATATCAATAGAGAAAAAGGAAGCTGACATGAGCATATTTGAGTTTGAAATCGTAGCGCTCGACGAAGACGGCTATTTAATCGAACGGTACACTGAGTCATTTGAAGCGGAAGACACCGAAGACGCTCGCGAAATGGCGGAAGCGGACGGAGAAAAATGCTACCCGGAAGCCGACGAAATCGAAACCCGATTAATCGATGTTTGCTAAAAAGGGGGCTAACCATGAATCATTGGACTATCACTAAAGACATTATCGAAAACGGATTCCATACCGGGGTTAAAAACATGCCCACGGATGAAGAGGTAAAGCCCGCTATTAAGTTCAAGCTACTTGACGACGATAACATAACCTATTTCAAGGGCCTTATGTCGGACTACAATTTCGCGCCCTTGGACAACTTCGGTATTCATTACGGGTGTACTACCCTACAATATTTTGAAAACGGCGAATGGAAAACTTTATAAAGGGGATAATTAAAAATGGAAAAATTTTGCGCGAATAAGAAGTGCGCCGCTCACATACTCGTTAGAAGCGACCAACGGTCGTGGTATTTTAATGCAGACGGGCACCAATACAAAGTGGAGCGCCGCGCCCTTATAATGGGCGGTAAAACATTTTACTTTTGCGACATCTGCAAAAACGCAATCGATATGTGTTCAGGTGACGCGGAGACCTATAGCATTTATGACCGCCTTTAACTCATAGCTAAGGAAACCGAAACCCATGCCAAAGCCCTATAAAAATAAAATGTCCCTTATGATCGACGGTCGCTTGACCCCATGCACCATTGAAACCCTCTACGCCGTCCAAAAATTTTACTACCGCGTGTCGTGTAAAGAATTTCATAAATGTTGGTCATTCTCGTCGCTCCGTGCGATGGGGGAACACATCGACACTATCTATGTTTACGGTATAAACACTATAAAGGAGAAACGGAAAAATGGCTAAACCAAAGAGTACAACTATTAATTTTTTATTACGCGGAATCAACCGGAATATGTGGAAACGGTTTCGAATGATTTGTCTCGAAAATCAAGTAACAGCGGTTGAGCAAGTCCGCCAATTAATCAACGATTTTGTAGCAGAAAATGAAGAGGAATAATACCTATGAGTAAATCAATCGAATTAGATATCCGGGTGAAAGTACCCAACAATGCAACCATCGGTCAAGCCCTAAAGAGTATAACTAAAGCGTTAAATGATAGTGGGCTTTGTAGAGTTCAAGTCGAGATTGTCGATTCGTCAGACACTACCGAAACGCTAAAACGCCCGCCGCTCAAGACATCGACCCATAAACGAAAGCGCTTTCGCGTCTATGAGGATACCGACACCGACGGTCAATCGAAGTTCACCGTTTATCACGACGGTGCGTATATCACTACCCACTTACCAAGCGACGATAAAATACAGGAGTTAAAAGAGCGCGACGACGTCGAATGGTTTTACGGCTTGGACGACCGCATTAGAAAACCCGGTGACGGCTACCACGATGGACACACATACTTAATCGACCAATGGGGCTTGCATAATGAAAGAGATATTTAAATTACAGCGAAGTCTGTACGCTTCCGACGGCGTGGTTAAAGTGTTAGCGTACAATAAGACCCGTACGCTATGTTTTGAAATTGAAGCGTCGGAAGAATTAATCGAATGGTTCGGCGACGACTTAAAAATATATGCTATCGGCGAAGTGGATAAGCACGACTATTTACACGTTATAAGTGAAACCGATTCACAAAATTGGTAGAGGGAATTATGACTTTTTACGAGATACTTTGTTTAATAGCGATATGGGGCGGGGTTACGTTCGGCGTCGGAATCTTCGCTATCTTAGTTTATGTTTGGGCTATACCCTTAAAAAAAGGAGAATAAATAAATGGACCCAAGACACAAAGAGCAAAGACAAAAAGATATTTGGAAAAATGGGCGAACTGATTGTCCGTGTTATGAATTAGGAACCTGTACAGCTAAGACCGACCACACGTTTGGTGCGCTTTGCGACGATATAAACCAATGCCCGTTTATTTACTGGATTGACCTACTCAACTAAAAAGGAGAACTGCATACATGAAGAAATCAAAAGCCCTTAAGCGCCTTAAAAAGTGTGACCCTATTACACACAAAATGTCCATGGATTTTATGACCGCCGGGTTTGTTACCGGGTCCGTCGCCTTCGGTCAACCGACCGCCGAGTCTGATATTGATTTACTCTTAGAAGTAAAAGACCCCGAAGAAACTTTTAATCATCTAATGGAAAACAATTACGCCATTTACGGTCCCGACTACCGGGACAGGGGTCAAGTTAATTGTTACGTTAAAACCGAAGCGGACGAAGTTTTAAATTTAATCATATTCAAAATGGGTAGCCCCGAGTTTAAAGCATGGGTCGCCGCTACTACGGTTTTACGCGTTATCTCTCGAATCGACGGGCTAATAGACATTTTAGGCCCCAACCGCAAAAAGCGAATAGCTCTTTTTGAAGCGGTCCGGGACCTTTTCCGGTAAGCTATTCGGGCAACGGTTTAACATCGCCTTGGTTGTCGATGCGGTACCGTTGCCCGGTTTTAATCACGGTAAAAACAATTCCGGTATAGTCTAAATCGATTTCGACATAATCCCCGTTTAAACTCGTCAACACGATCCCGTCTATAAATTTACTAATAATGGGTTTGTTCTCAACAATTTTTAAAATCATCGCTCGCCCCTAAAATTATAATGAGTAAAACCTCTTCTGGTACGCCTTTCTTATTCCCTACGTATTCTAAAATCTTAGCCATACTTTCCGCCCTTCTTTAAATCGGTAAACATTTAAATTCATCGTATTTCATTTTTAACCACTTGACCGCTTCGGGTTCGTCTAACCGGAGAAAGCCGTAATCTAGGCCGACGAACGCCGCCGAAATTAAGATCCGCCATGGTTGACGATTACGCCGGTAAATAACAACGGGAATAGCGAAAGCGTTTTCTGAGTTCCGAGCGGCTTTCGCTACTTGCCTCCACCATTTTCGGAGTTCGAGCTTTTC